TAACTCTGCTAAATATAAGTAAGAGAACTATTATGACTAGGTAAATGAGTCAATTATTTGGATTCCAAATACAACGTAAGGAGGGAAAGAAGGGTCAGTCCCCTGTCCCTCCTAATGCTGAGGAGTCGATTGCTGTAGCAGCAGGAGGCTACTATGGAACGTATGTGGACACGGATAATCAAGCTCGTAATGAGTATGAGATGATCCGTCGTTATCGTGACATGGCACTACACCCTGAGGTGGATAGTGCAGTAGATGAGGTAGTAAACGAGTTTGTTGTGAGTGATGCTCACGACACTCCCGTTGAAGTAAATTTAGATAATCTTGATGCTGGAATGGGTATCAAGAAAAAAATAAGAGATGAGTTTGAGTATCTCAAAAGACTTTTAAACTTTGACAATCGAGCACATGAGATTGTCAGATCTTGGTATATTGATGGAAGATTATATTATCATAAAGTTATAGACCTAGAGAATCCAAAGAAAGGTATTACGGAACTTCGTTATATTGATCCTATGAAGATCAAGAAGGTTCGACAAAAAATTGATCAAACACCAAAAGATTCTCTAGCACGTCAAGCAATAAAAGGCACAGCATTAGAGTTTGAATACGGAACGTTTGTAGATTATTACCTCTATAATCCAAAAGGTTTTTATAAAGGTGGTGTTTTAGGACCTGTTGGTGATATGTCATTGTCACAAGGTGTCAAGATGGCAATAGATTCTATTACATTCTGCCCTTCTGGACTACAAGATTTAAACAAGAGAATGACTCTTGGTTTCCTACACAAGGCAATCAAGTCTCTCAATCAATTAAGAATGATCGAGGACTCTCTAGTTATATACAGACTTTCTCGTGCACCTGAGCGTAGAATATTCTACATTGATGTAGGTAACTTACCTAAGGTAAAAGCGGAGCAGTATCTCCGTGACGTTATGTCTCGTTATAGGAACAAGTTAGTATATGATGCTAACACTGGAGAGATGAGAGATGACAAAAAGCATATGAGTATGCTCGAAGACTTCTGGTTACCACGTAGAGAAGGTGGCAGAGGAACAGAGATTACTACATTGCCAGGTGGTCAGAACCTAGGTGAACTCAAGGATGTTGAGTATTTTAAAAAGAAATTATACAACAGTTTGAACTTACCTCCATCTCGTCTTACAGATGACAACAAAGGATTTAACCTTGGTAAAACAACAGAGGTTCTCCGTGACGAACTTAAGTTTACTAAGTTCATTGGTCGTCTCCGCAAAAGATTTAGTGAGATGTTCCAAGATATGCTTAAGACTCAACTCATTCTAAAAGGAGTTATCGCTCCAGAGGATTGGGAAGATATGAAAGAGCACATACAGTATGACTTCTTATTTGACAATCACTTCAATGAATTAAAGAACATAGAGATGTTCAACCAACGTATAGCAACTGTCACACAGATGGATCCTTTCGTTGGCAAATACTTCTCCGTGGCACATGTTCGTAAGGAAGTTCTTGGTCAAACTAATCGAGATATGAGAGAGTTAGATAAGGAGATGCAGCAAGAGATTGATGCTGGTATAGTAATGTCTCCACAAGATGTCAATACATTTGATACTATGGATCGTCAGAACACTGCATTTGCTCCAGAAATACAAGCACAACAAGCTGATGATGCTGTAGAAAGAGAGATAGATAAGGAAAAACGTAGACCTAAACCACCAGTTTCCGCATCTCAACCAACAAATAATAATAAATAATAATTGCTACATAAAATTATGACTGAAAATCCAGATGTTAACAAAGAACTTGGTGCTGTAGATATTGTCGATAAGATTGACAATAACCAACGAGCATCTGCAATTGATGCAATCCATGATATGTTATTTGGCAAAGCTTCTCAAGCAATGGCAGATTACAAGAAAGTGGTTGCAAATACATTCTTTGATGAACCAACCGAGACAGAGATACCAAACAATGAAACTGATAACGGAAACGATTGAAGACGTTAAACTCATAACTGAAGAGAAAAACGGAAAGAAACTTCTTTATATTGAAGGAGTGTTCTTACAATCTGAGTTAAAAAATCGCAATGGTCGTATGTACCCCTTCCCTGTTCTTGACCGTGAGGTTAAGAGATACAATGAGGAGTATGTAAAATCAAAACGTGCTCTCGGTGAACTTGGACATCCCGATGGTCCTACTATCAATCTTGATAGAGTATCCCATAGAATTACTTCACTCAAAGCAGAGGGAAATAATTTCATTGGTAAGGCACAGATCCTAGATACACCAATGGGTAACATCGCTAAGAACTTACTTGGCGAGGGTGTTCAGTTAGGTGTTTCCTCACGTGGTATGGGAAGCATCGACAAGACAGAAAGTTGCAATGTTGTGCGTGATGACTTCATGCTCACCACTGCTGCAGACATAGTAGCAGACCCCTCCGCACCTGATGCTTTCGTTAATGGAATCATGGAAGGTAAAGAATGGGTTTGGTGTAATGGTATACTAAAGGAAACTGAAGTTGCTAAATATAAAAAGATAATGAGCGACGCAAGTCGCAATGAAGTAGAGGCAAAAACGCTCCAAGTTTTTGAGCATTTCCTCTCAAATCTTTGATTCTATAAATAATTCATATCACTATACGGAAAATTATTAAGGTAAACTCTAATGTCAGATAAACTTAACGAAAAATTTGAAGAGTTTGCTACCGAGCAAAAAGTGACTATCGTGGAAGGCGACCCTATGCCGACTGTTTCCGCAAACGTCATACCAGGCACAGGTAGCGAACCATCTCAAGTTTCTGATGCACAGACATCAAATGGTACAGGAAAAGATCCCGCACCTACAGTTGATGCTGGTAAATCATATGGACAATCTGCTCCTGCAGATTTAGGTGGTACATCCACAACTCCTAATGAGCATGATGATGATGGAGAAGACAATCCAGGTGCTAAGGCAGCCGCTCCTGTAGGAGACAAGGCAGCACAAAGCGATGGATCTGCTCAAACATCTAACATTAGTGATGCTGGTGATATGGGTAAACAACCTACAGTTGGTGCTGATGCAGCATACGGAACTGGAACAGGTTCTCAGGTTACATATCCAATCAAACCATCATACGAAGACCTTGATGTCTCCGATGATGTCAACGCCCTACTAGAGGGAACAGAACTCTCAAAAGAGTTTGCCGAGAAAGCAAAGACTATCTTTGAAGCAGCAATCAAGGCAAAACTTTCTGAAGAGTACGACAAGCTTGTAGAACACTTTGCTACAGAACTCGAAAAGCAAGTAGATACTGCTAAGGCAGAGCTTTCCGAGGAAGTAGATGGCACAGTGAACTACGCCATAGGTCAATGGATGGAGCAAAATCAAGTTGCTGTTGACCGTGGAATAAGAAATGAGATCACCGAAGACTTCATTGCGGGTCTTAAGGGTCTCTTTGAGGAGCACTACATTTCTATCCCAGATGATAAAGTTGATGTGGTAGAAGGTATGGCTGACTCTATTCGTGAGATGGAAACCAAGCTTGACGAACAGGTCAAAGCTAATGTGAAATTACAATCCCGTCTAAATGAGACTGCAAAAACAAATATTCTGAACGCTGTTTCAGAAGGACTAGCAGATACTCAGAAGGACAAACTCGCTGCTCTCGCTGAGGGTGTTGAGTTTACAACTGAGGAGGAGTTCTCTAAGAAAGTGAAAACTATCAAAGAGTCTTACTTCACAGAAAAAACTGTAACACAAAGTGAGGTTGCAGACGAAACTCCAGTAGAAGGAGCATCAGATTCAGATGTAAGTCCAGCAATGGCACAGTATCTTGATGCGATGAATCGCTGGAATGCATAATAATATAAACCTATTTTTCTCATAAGAGCAAATGTTTAACTCAAAAGCTCTAACAGAAAAGTGGAACCCTGTTCTAAGTCATGAAGGTGCTGGTGCCATCAAAGACAATTATAGAAAGGCAGTTACCGCTGTTTTGTTAGAAAACACAGAGTCTCAACTTAGAGAAGAGCGTGGTATGATCAATGAAGCATCCAACACAGTTGGTGCCATTGGTACAAACGCACTCTCAGGTTCTGGACTTGATACAAAAACAGGCGGTCTAGCTGGTTTCGACCCAGTGATGATTAGCCTCATCCGTCGTGCTATGCCAAACTTAGTAGCATACGACATCTGTGGCGTTCAACCAATGAGTGGTCCTACTGGACTAATCTTTGCGATGAAGTCACACTATCAGCAGAATGGTTCTGCACTAAGAGCTGGAAACGAAGCACTTTACAACGAACCAGATGCAAACTTCTCAGGTAACTCACAAGGACCTGCAGCATTCAACGATCCTATCTCTCCTCTTGGAGACGGTGGTACAACAGATGCTAACCCAGGTTTACTTAACGATGCTACTGGTGGTGGTACAACTGCTGCTAACTACGAGAAGGTTGCTTCAAAAATCGCTAGAGAAGATGCTGAAACTCTAGGATCTGGATCTACTCTCTTCAACGAGATGAGCTTCAGTATAGAGAAGACTTCTGTTACTGCTAAAACAAGAGCACTAAAGGCAGAGTACACTCTAGAACTAGCACAAGACTTGAAAGCAATTCACGGTCTTGATGCAGAGCAGGAACTTGCTAACTTACTTTCTAGTGAGATCCTTGCAGAAATCAACCGTGAGGTTGTTAGAACTGTTTACACAATTGCAAAATCAGGTGCACAAAACAACGTTGCTAACGCTGGTGTATTTGATC